GAAAGAAAGCACTAGGCTTGACGGAAACGCCAGAGCGTATCGAAAGCCTTAGAAATAAGGGCGCCTTACGGACGCCTGCCAAAAGGGAGCTTTTGCGGCGGATGGAAAGTCGCGCCAAGGCAGCCGGGAAAGACCCTGTTCGTGCCTATTTCTGATTAGAGCGCAGAGGGTTCCCCAAGCTTAACTGGACTTCATCTCTGCCACACCGAAGTTATCCGTTGCCTGATCCAGAAGTGGCCTGAGGTGGGGAAAGAGGTCCTCACCTAGAAGAAACATTGCACAATCCCTTTATTTAATCTGTTATCTATAAATTTTAAATGACTTATGTCGCATCCGTAAACGTAATCTTTTGCTTGCCTGCTTACTATATCATTGTAGTGCCTCAACAATTTATTTTTATTTTTTGTTATCCTATTCATTTCATGAATATTATTAGTTGCGATAAATATATTATTTGGACCACATGCAAATAATATATGAAAATCTTGATAGGCCGCTCCTGAATTAAATATTACGGGCCTGTCAGAAGTTAATAGCGATGAGCCTTTTTGAATTTCAACAAATTTCCATTCACAGTTTATTAAGTGCTCTATTATACCATCCCCTGACATCATTAAATAAACAAAATGTGCAAATCCTGCATCAGCCGAATTTAATTCATATTTTTTTCTAAAAGATTCGAATGTTTGTGGGTCCTGAGAAGAGCGTAGCTCCAGATAGTTGTGCTCAAGAGTAGACATCACATTAGAATGCCCTTCATCCCAAATAGATCTCATTTTTATTATGTGCTCTGGATTTCGTCGGAGCAATGAAAACAAAAGACACGCAAACGAATTCCGCAGCTCATCCGTATCAGCTTCGGAATTTTTTATTATATATTCTAGGGCTACGGCAGCTTTATCATCAATCGTTTTTAAAAGAAAATCTTCTATCCAAGTTGTTGTTTCGTCGGATAAATTTTTCAGGGTGTAAATGTTTTTTCTAAACCCTGTCGCGGATGGGTATTTCCTTCTATCTATGACTTGTGATTCACTGTAGGGACGAGAAAATTCTATAATTTTTCCATCTATATTCGCCCATTTTTTTGTGTAGAATATAGGTATATAATGGTTCTTAATCGTTTTCTGTATTTTCATTTTTTATCCGCCTCCTCCCGACGCTTCTTCGCTGCTTGTTCGGCTGCAATTTTCTTGTCGTAAAGTTCACGAACGACTATCGAGCCGACGTCACTTCGGCCTGATACTTCCATTGATTCTCCGCCATGGGCTGAAGCAAAGAGTCTGCCGTTTTCGATGTAATAATTTCCAATTTCTTCGCCTTCTAAAAAGACGGGTGTTTTGAAAGGCAATTCCCAAGGCTGTCTGACCATTGTGTGATCTCCTTCAAGCATCCTCTGGAATAGTAGCCCAAATCAAACTCAATCATGCGGCTTCATATTACCGCTCTTGCTTGTACTGACTGCTCCCGAATGATAAATTGCTCTCATGGCAAAAACTCCTGAGATCAGGCCATCTGAGGCAAGCCGGAAGGGCCAGTTCAAGAAGGGCCAATCTGGCAATCCCGGTGGGCGTCCGAAGTGCATTAAGGAAGTGAAAGAGGCGGCGCGTGAACATACGCTGCTGGCAATCGAGCGTCTGGCTCATTGGGCGCGTTCGAACGAACCTGCGGCCAGTGTCGCGGCCTCAAATGCCCTGCTCGATCGCGGCTGGGGTAAGGCGCCCATGAAGTTTGACGACGACGATGGTGGACAGATTCGTATCGTGATCGAGCGCGGCTATTGAAGCCTCTGTTTGTGCCGTTTGAGACGGTCGAAACCTCACCGACGACAGGGCGACCTTGGTACGTTGCCTTCCTGATCTTCTGTGCAATCCTGATTGGAAATATCCCAAACGCCTTTCAGATCTTCGGTCTTCCTGCGCTGTTCGTCGTGTCCATCCCGCCGTGTCGTCGATGGGTTGAACGCCAGGCGGTTAAGGTGGCGCGGCTGTGGCGAAGGAAGTAACGCTTCCCAACGGATGGAAAGCCCGCGATTATCAGATCCCGCTATGGAAGTATCTGCGTGAGGGTGGAAAGCGGGCAATCTGCTGCTGGCATCGTCGCGCTGGCAAGGATGACGTGTTGCTGCACGCTACGGCTTGCGCTGCAATGGAGAGACCTGCGAACTATTGGCATATGCTGCCTCAATTCGCGCAGTGCCGGAAAGCGATCTGGGATGCGGTCTCTGCGCACACCGGTAAGCGCCGGATATTCGAGGCATTTCCGCAAGAGCTGATCACCAACATGAACGATACCGAGATGAAAATCCGGTTCGTGAATGGCTCGACATGGCAGCTCGTCGGCTCAGACCATTACAACAATCTTGTAGGCGCAGGCGTGGCCGGTGCCACGTTCTCGGAATATGCGCTCGCCAACCCGTCCGCCTATGCCTACATCCGACCGATGCTGGAGGAGAATAACGGCTGGGCCGCATTCATCTCCACGCCCCGAGGTAAAAACCACTTCTGGGAAATGATCCAGAACGCGCAGAAGCGGCCGGACTGGTTCAGCGAGGTGCTGTCGATCACCGACACGCGCGCCCTCTCGCCTGAACAGGTGGCGGCTTCACGGCAGGAATACATCGATCTGTACGGCGAAGACATGGGCGAGGCTCTGTTTGAGCAAGAGTATCTGTGCTCTTTCACGGCCGCCATCATGGGCGCGTTCTATGGACGGGAGCTGACCGCCGTTCGCAACGAAGGCCGTCTCTGCGCGATTGAGGCTGCTCCTGGTGTGCCGGTTCATACGTCTTGGGACTTGGGAATCAGCGATGATACCGCGCTTTGGCACTTTCAGGTCGTAGGTGCTCAAATCCTAATCCTTGGCTGCCATGCGCAGTCTGGCGTTGGTCTCGATTACTACGAGAATTACATGCACGAGATCCACTCGCAGAAATGCTGGATCAAGGGTGTGGATTTCGTCCCGCATGATGCCCGAGCACGTGAATGGACCGGCGGTCGCACACGCATCGAGACAATGATGGCGATGGGATTTAAGCCTGAGCTGGTGCCGAATGTCGGCCTGATGGATGGCATCAATGCTGCTCGCCGGACACTGCCGCTCTGTGTGTTTGATGCCGATACGGAAATGACCGGCTTTTCGGCGCTTGAGAGCTACAAGCGCAAATGGGACGACAACAAAAAGGCGTTTTCCCAAGGCCCTGAGCATGACTGGGCGTCACATTATGCTGACAGTTTCCGGTATCTTGCGCTATCATGGCGCCGCGCTCGTGAGGTTGCTCCTGCTCCCGCTGCGCCAACCATTGAAATGGTGGCTGATGGTTTGACCCCTCCACCGTTGAGGCCCGCACGCCGGAGACGGTAGTGGACGCTGAACAACCCACATTTTCAGACACGCTCGAAGACGTAAACAAGCCGAAGTCATCCGCCGTTCTTCTGCAGGCCATTCGGGACGCATACGGTGCTTTCCAGCCGTGGATGAATGAATGCGAGCGGATCGATAAGGTCTTTTCCCGCGCTCGTTCCGTTGGCGGTGTCTCGACGTATCAGGATCCAGACTTTGATTTGTTCTGGTCCTCAACCGAGATCCTGAAGCCCGCTGTCTATGCCCGTCCGCCCGTTCCGGTCGTGAGCACGCGCTTTTCCATCCGTGATCCGTTTCTGGATCAGGTCTCGGAAATCCTAGAGCGCTCCATCGCCACTTCGCTTGATCAGACCGGCATGGATGACGTCATGCAAGGCGCACGCGATGATCTGATCATGACCGGTCGCGGCGTTGCGTGGGTCTCATTGGAGGACGGCGAAGACAAGCAGGTCGTGGTTGAGCATCTGGAGAACACGGATTTTCTGCATGAGCCTGCGCGCAAGTGGTCTGAGGTTGGGTGGGTCGCCCGCTGCGCCTGGATGACGAAAGAGGAAATGCGGAAGCGTTTCTCAGGCAAGTCTGACCTTGCGTATCAGCATGCGGCGTTCACGAGCCAGCGTGATGAAGCCAAGCACGGCATGACCGATCACAGCGAAAAAGCACCCGTTTGGGAGGTCTGGAGCCGTGTGGACGATCGCGTTTACTGGGTTGCAGAGGGCGTAGATGTTCTACTGGATGAGGCTGATCCGTTTCTCGATATTTCGGGTTTCTTCCCCTGCCCCAAGCCTGCCTATGCCACACTGAAGCGCCGCACGCTGGTTCCGGTCCCGGACTATGGCCGTTACGAGACGAACCTTGAGCAGATCAATGACCTGACGAGCCGGATCTATGGGTTGCTGGACCAGGTACGTGTACGAGGCCTGATCCCTTCAGGAACGGACGTCGGATCAGCCACACAGGCTCTGATTGCTGAGTCTGATGATGACATGATGCTGATCCCGGTTCCCGCTGCTGCGCTTGTGGGAGGCGGCGACATGGTGCAGTGGCTTCCTCTCGATATGTTCGCAAATACTGTGCAGAGCCTGATTGCTGCCCGTCAGCAGCTGATCAGCGATTTCTACGAGCTGTCCGGCATCAGCGATATCATGCGCGGTGCATCGGATGCGCAGGAAACCCTTGGCGCTCAACAACTCAAGAGCCAGTACGGCAGCATCCGCGTAAGAGAGAAATCGGCCGCTCTGATCCGCCTCGCGCGTGACATTGCGGCCATCGCAGGCGAGATCATCAGCGAGAACTATAGCGGCTCCGACCTGATGGCGTTGTCCCTGACCAAGCTCCCGTCAGATGCAGATGTGAAAAAGCAGATGGATGCTGTCAAAAAGCAGGGGAAAGAAGCCCTCGATCAGATCGGCCATCAAGCCCGCGAACTTGAGGCGCAGCAGCGGGTCATGCAGTCACTTCCGCCACAACAGCCGCCAGCACCGCAGCCGCAGGGAGTGCCCGCGCCATGATGCCACAACAGCAGGGTCAGCCACAGCAAGCGCCGAACCCGATACAAGTGCTTCAGCAGCATGGGCAACAGGTCCAGCAGCAGGTCAGCCAGCAGCTTCAGACACTGGATCAGACCATCACCATCGAAAAGGTGGTGAAATTTCTGCGTGACGAGCGTGTGCGTTCATTCTCCATTGAGATCGAGACTGACAGTACGATTATGCCGGACGAGGCAGCCGAGAAATCCAGTCGCAACGAGTTTCTTGGGGCATTTTCGCAGGCCAGTGCGGGCGTGCAGGGATTGCTGCAGCTTGGACAGTCTGGCGCTGAACTGGCGGGCGGGTTGCTCAAATTCGCACTGGCCCCCTATCGCGTGGGCCGTCAGCTTGACGGGCTGATTGAGCAGTTCTGCGAACAGGCACCCCAGATCGTGCAGCAGCAGATGCAGGCGCAGCAACCTCAAGGACAAGATCCGGCTCTTGCGCAGGTTCAGCAGCAGCTTGCCCAAGCCGAACTGCAAAAGGCTCAGGCCCAGATGCAACGTGTGCAGGCCGAAAGTGAGCTGAAGTTTCAGCAGAACCAGCTTGCGATTGCAAAGGCGCAATCAGATGCCGAACATCGCCAGAATACTCAAGCGATGGAAGCGCAGCGTCTTCAGGCGGAACTTCAACAGGCTCAGGCTGACCTTCAGGAAACGCTGGCGAATATCGAACGTGTCCGAGTGGAAACGCAAATGCTGATCGCCAATGCGCAGACGGCCCGGCAGACGGCCGATAATGATAGCGCCCGCGTTATCGCGGAAGTCGGTGGCCAGCAGTTCGAACAGGATCAGGCCATGATGCAGCCTGTCGGTATCGCAAATGAGTAAGCCGCGGGACTTCCACAAAGCGAACGTGCACATTGCCTATCCGTGGCCGGTGGATGCAGACATGCCGGATGATGTGACGGGAATGGGAATAGACGAAGCGCTTTATGGCGAGCCCGACAATGATGAAGCGGACGTTGAAGTCTAGTCTCGCGTCTATTCTCTGATTGTACTGATTGCGGGTCATGTGGTATCAAAATACCGCATGACCCGAATAGCAGCGCAACCACAATACGCATGGTTCGACCTTGGCAACGGACGTAAGGTTTTCCGCCGTCTCTTGCTGCCTGTAGTGGGGCGTTCTGACTTGCCGTGCCCGATGGTGATTTCGGACGGGATCGAGCCAACCGAGAGCATGGCGGACGGACAAGTCTACACATCAAAAACGGCACTCAGGCGGACGTATCGCGCAGACGGGAACCCGCAGGGCCGTGAGTATGTCGAAGTCGGCAATGACCAGCGGCCGCATGAGCAGAAGCGTGGAAACGTTGTGCGCGATAAGCGCAAATCTTCAGAAATCATCCAGAAAGCAATGGCGACCGCAGATCGCGGCGAAGGGACGCAGGTATGAGCGATACGCTTGAGGCACCGGTAAACGAGGCCCCATCCACAACGCTCCAACAGGAGCAGAGCACGGCTCTTGGAGCCGGAACCGAGCCGCAGGATGCGCCCGAACAGCCGGAGGTCACGCCTGAGCCTAAGCCGCAGACCCGTCGTGAGGCCATTGAGGCCGCAGCCAACAAGCTGGAGAAGGGCGAGCAGGCCGCCGATAAACCGGAACCAGAGCAATCCGCCGTCAAGCCAGGCAAAGACGCCACCGCGCCTGCCGACACGGAGCAGCCGGACGAGAAGACCGGCTCCCAAGATCCTGAAGCCAACAAGCCGGAGAAGGATCAGCAGGAGCCGGAGAAGAAAACTTACAAGGCCCCTGCCCGCTTCTTGCCGAAGGCGCAGGATACTTGGGCGAATACGCCGAACGCCGTAAAGGCAGAGGTCTCCCGTATGGAACGGGATTTCGAAGCCATGGCGCGCGAAGGCATGGAAGACCGGCGGTATCGGCAGGAGCTGAAAGAATTCGAGGAATACGCCAGCAAGAGCGGCGCCAAGCTTTCCGATGCTCTGAAGGTTTACACCGAGATTGATCGGCATCTTGCCGAAAACCCGGTGCAGGGCATTTCTGAAATCCTTAAGCGGATCGGGATGACGCCGCAGCAGTATGCGCAGATCGTCCAGCAGAACAGTCCTCATTATCAAGCTCTGATGATGCAGCGCCGTGCGCAAGATGTTCCTTCACAGGAACAGGTATCGCCGGAAGTACAGCAGTTGCGCACGCAGTTGCACGAAGAACAGAGCAAGCGTGTCTATGCCGAGGTGATACAGCCGTTCCGCACGGCACATCCCCGGTTTGATGAATTGCAGGAAACAATTGCTCAGTGCCTGAATTCTGGTATGATTCCAGCAGGTCTGAGCCACAACGAACGCCTTGAGGCGGCTTATGACATGGCTGAGCGGCTTTCCCCGCGCTCCACGTCTCCACAAGCAAACCTCGGCGCTCCTGCGCAAGACCTCGGTGCCCAGACTGCCAATCCGCGTGCGGGCAAAAATCTCTCCATCAAAGGCGCTCCTTCTTCAGGCTCCCCCGCGAGCCCGGTGCGTAGGGGTAAATTGTCACGCAGGGAAGCGATCGTAGCCGCAATGGACGGCGCCTCCCGCAGATAATCGAGGATTGGCGCTATGGCAGCCGTCACTTCAAATCGCTGGCTCCGGCAGGTTCTGACGACCTCGCTGGAAGATCGCAGCAAGGAAATTCAGGACCTTGTCTTTTCCAGCAATCCGGTTCTCGCCATTTTGCGCGAAAATGACCGGTTCAAGGAATATTCGGGCCCGGACATTCGCGTTCCACTGACGATCGACAAGCTCGATGGCCAGTGGTTCACCGGCTACGACAAGCTGAACAATCAGCCGAAAGAGCTGATCAACAGTGCCGTCTGGACGCCGAAGAACGTGGCTGTCGGCTTCTCCCTGACTGGCACGGAAATTCTGGCTAACGAGGGCCGCGCCAAGATCATTGATCTGGTAGACACCTACATGGAGAACGCTGAGGATTCCATGAAGAACGTCATGGAAGAGGCCATTCATGGCGACGGAACGGGCTCGGGCGGTCGTGAGATGATCGGCTTCGGCGGCGCTCTTCCGATCGTGCCCAATACGGGTGTTTACGGCGGCATCGATCGCTCTCAGGTCGCCATGTGGCGGACCTCTTCGTTCAATGCGACAACCGATTTTGCTGATATCGGCAATGCGTTCGACGTGACGAGCTGCATGCGTATTCTGCGCCGCATCATTGCCATGCGGTCTAAGGGCACGCGCAAGGCCGATCTGATCATCTGCGACATCAAGTCGTATGACGTCATTCAGACGGCCATGACGAGCATTCAGCGCATCACTGAGGCGAATGTCGGCAAGCTCGGCTTTGATGCGCTCCAGCTCACGACACCTGCTGGTCCTGTAGCCATTCTGTGTGCCAATGGCGTTGGCACGGTCATGCCGGACAACACTATCTACGGCATCGACAGCCAGGCGCTGGAAATGCGCTACCACCCGAGCCGGAACATGGTCCCGCTGTTCGAGGGTGATGGTGCTCGTCCAATCAATCAGGACGCCATCGTGCAGTACCTCGTCTGGAATGGCGAAATGGTCCTGAAGAACCCGCGCTACACTTGGCGCTTGGTCACGGCTTGAGGAGTTAAGATCATGACCATTCGCACCAACCCCTCTCTGGGTCCGAGCCTCGATACCGTTCTCGCACCAGGCGATGCATGGTTTGACGTGGCGGGGAATGTCTCCCCGCTCTACGGCGACGTTGCGTTTGATGGTTCTGGTTACAAGCGCGTCTGGGCCACATCTGCCGCCGCTCTGACAGCTGGAGCCGCGATCGCAATTGATAATAGCGGAAATGCAACAGCCAGCACTGGAGGCGCTTATACGGCGCCCATCGCCGTCCCGGCTGGTGGCTCGTTCTGGGCTCAGGCCGCAGCAATCTGAAACGGGGGAGCTTTGTGCTCCCCTCACTTTTTTGAGGCACCCCATGGAAGTTGCAATCGCGCGCGTTGATACGCCTATGACTGATTTTGCGGTCACCCCCTTCTTTCGTCACGAAACGGTCGAGGACGTGATGGCGTCTCAGCGTGAAAAGCGCGCTGTGATGAAAACCATTGAGGTTTGCGAACTGAGGATTGCGGGCGAAAAGAATTACGTCCCCGTCGTTCCGGCTGACAGCATCTGGCAGATTCAGGATGGCCAGTCTGTCACCTATGCCGAGCGTTTCGCCGACCAGTACCGGCAGTTTAAAATGGGTGGCTCTCAGGAGGCATCCGGCACGCCGCTTCAGGAACTCTCGCCTTATGGCATCACGCCTGCGCAGATTTCACTCTGCCGCGCGATGAAGATCCACTCCATAGAGGCAATCCATTCCCTTGAAGGTGCGGGCCTGAAGGCGCTCGGCGTACAGGGCAATGAGCTGAAGCGTATGGCGGCAGCCTACATGGCGAACCTTGTTCGTAGCGGCCAGGTCGAGAACGAAGTGGATGACCTCCGCAGGAAGATCGTCGAACTTACAGCCATGCTCAAGGACGCGCAGGCCAAGGAAGACATTGTCGAGAGAGTAGCTGTTGAGGCCGTAGACGAAGCCATTGAGGCCTCGGAATTTGCTGCCCTGAGCGACGAGCAGATCAAGAGCTACATCCGCGAGCGCACCGGCACCACGCCTCGCGGCAATCCGTCGCGCGAAACGCTCCTGCGCATGGCTGCGGAGGCCTAATCCATGACTGTCCTATCCTGCTTCAAGAGCGCATCCAGACGCCTTCTGTCTCAGGATCAGGGCAGTCTGTTCACTGGCAGCGAACCTTTCCAAATCAAGTTTCTGGAAATCCTGTCAGAAGCGATTTTGGATATTGCCCAGGCACATGACTGGAATGCGCTGACGCAGCTCTGCACGCTCACCACAGACGGTAACACGGCGGATTTCGCCCTGCCATCCGACTATGGTCGCATGCCGGTCAAGGCGGACGTCCATTCCTCGATCTGGTCAGTCAATTACGAACCGGCCAAAGACAAAGACGAATGGATCCAGCTTCAGCGGTTCATGCCCTCGACCATCCCGGGGTACTGGATCATCTATGGTGGCCAGATGCACCTTCTGCCAACACCACGCGAGGCAGAGAACCCGTGCTTCTGGTATCTCTCCACCAATATCGTCCGAGCGGTTGACGGCTCTCTCAAGTCTGCTTTCACCAGCGATGACGACGCATTCGTCCTGGACGAGCAGCTCCTTCTGCTGGCGACGATCTGGCGCTGGAAGCAGGCCGAGGGGCTGGATTACCAAGAGGATATGCGGAATTACGAAATCCGCCTGTCGCAGCTTGCAGCCAAGGATCACGGTAGCAAGCCGATCCGCTCCAATCGGAGCGGGTTAAACCGGCTCGGCATCTGGGCAATGGCCCGATGAGAACGCCAGCCAATGTTCCGGCCCGCGCCCGCAAGGCGCAAGTTGTCAGCTTCCCTCCTCCGACCGCAGGCTGGATCAGTAATCAGAATTTAATCGCCAATACGAGTGACAAGCCCGGCGCTGTTGTCCTTGATAATTTCTGGCCTACGCCACAGACGGTCCGTATGCGCCGCGGCTGTGCACTCTACTCTCAGCCAGATACCTCGCAGGTGTGTGACACGCTGATGAGCTACGATAACGGCTCCATCCAGCGCCTCTTTGCATGTATCGGTGGCACGATCTGGGACGTTACAAGCGCGTCTGAACCTGTGGCTGTTCGTACGGGCCTGATTGGCGGCGAATGGTCTTCTCTCCAGTTTGCTACAACAGGCGGTATTTGGCTGATTGCGGTCAACGGGGCTGATCCTATGCAGCTCTTTGACGGTGCACGTTGGTGGCCGATTACTCGGGACAATATCCTTCAGATATCACTTGGAACCGTTACTAAGGCCTTCTCTGCCGGCGAGACGGTGACGGGCGGAACCTCCGGCGCGACCGGAACGGTTCTCTATGCCGACACGTCTGAAGTCTATCTGACCAGCACAAATGCGAAGGCGTTCTCGTCAGGAGAGACAATAACAGGTGCGGCTGGCGGAAATGCAACCTCCTCCACAGCTAGTCAAATCTGGTTTTCTGGGATTGTGGCGGCTTCTGGATCGTCGATTGCGACGATTGATACCGGCGATTTCTCCTTCGTCTGGGCCTATATGGGCCGACTATGGTTTGTGCAAAAAGGCACGTTGAACGCGTGGTATCTTGACGCGGACGCCTTCAGTGGTGCCGCTACGCCCTTCCCCATGGGCGGCATATTCTCAGGCGGCGGAGAACTAATGTTCGGTTCGTCCTGGTCTCTTGATAATTCCAGCAGTAACGGCCTCTCGGAGCAGTGCATCATGTGCACTGAAAATGGTGAAGTCGCCGTTTATCAGGGCGTAGATCCGAACCTTTCGAATACATGGGGTAAGGTCGGTCTTTATCGCATCGACAAGCCACGAGGAAAGCGAGCTTTCATTCGAAACGGCGGCGACCTTCTGATCGCAACCGACGCGGGGTTGATTCCGCTCACCCAAGCCGTTCAACGCAATCCAAGTGACCTTGCATTGGGCGCTGTCTCATACCCCATTCAAGACGCGTGGGCGCAGTATGTGGCAGAGCGTCCGGCTAGAAACTGGCAGGTCATGGTCTGGCCTGAAATGCAGATGATCGCTGTTGCCGTTCCTGCATACAGTTCGTATCAGCCTTATTTTCTGGCCGTGAACACAAACACTAGTGCGTGGGCGCGCTTTACAGGGTGGGACTGCCGTTCGTTCGCTGAAATGAATGGGCAAATGTATTTTGGCAGCGTGAATGGCCAGGTCATAGGGGCTTGGCAGACGGGATACGACCTATCCACGCCATTCACCTCCATTTATGCACCGTTGTTCCACGACCTGGGCGGAACTTACGGAGTCAAGATTCCGAAAGACGCAAATGTAATGATGCGCGGAGCCTTCGACGTCACATGGGCTATTTCCATGATGTACGACTACATCGTCGCCGTTCCTTCTCCCCCATCTGGGAGCGGTGTCGCTGCACAGTCGATCTGGAATGAAGCACAGTGGAATACAGGAGTTTGGAACCAGAGCAATCAACTCCGTTCTCAGAAGAAGTGGACGCCCGTTTCTGGGCAAGGCTACGCAATATCGCCATGCCTCCAGATCACCAGTGGCAATCTGGCCCCATTTGATAATGAAATCGTGCGGATTGATGTGACGTATCTTGCGGGCGGGCTACTGTCGTAAAAGCCGCCCCGAAGGGCGGCTCCGTAGTCAGGCGCAGAGCTTTGCTCCTACGCGCTCGTTCCGGCGCTCGAAAGCATCCGCAGCTTTATTAAGGCGCTCTTCAAACTCGCTCCGCTTGAGTGCGACGTATGGGAACTGTCGAAGGAACTGGGCTTTCCCCGCCCGGGCACGCTCTGTTTTCGGCTGGTAATCCTCGATCTCATACCAAAGATCCGCCGCCGCCTGATCTGCCGGGATGCCGTTGTAGCGGAGAGCCGTCCAACGGTTCATCTCGTTGATCAGCATGGCGTCAGAGGTGATGAGTTGCACACGCGCTCTTGCGGCCTGTTCCTGACGTTCCGCCGTTGCCAGCGGAACATAGGTCATGACACTGGCTCCGGGGATTTGGCGAAAGGGCGCGCCTCCATCTGCATCAGGTTCGGATCAATCTTCGCGCCGGGAACAAGCTGGGCCAGCTTTGCCAGACCTTTCGGCAGGACCTTCACCGTGTCGCGGGTCTTTTCCTCGCCGTTCGGGTCTGTGTAAGTGCCAATCTTGTGCCAGAGATACCCGGCGTCGATCTTGGCCTGATAAGCCAGCCAGTTCTTGCCGTTGTTCCGGCGATAGATCCACTGCGACGTGGCCATGAACGCAATCAGCGCCTTGGGCTTCACTTGCAGGATCTTCGCCGCTTCCGTCAGGCCGTATGATCCGTCGGCCGTGCTGATGCGGTCGAGGGCGGCGGCTTTGGGTGTGACGACTGCAAGAGCCTTTTCCTGTGCCTCGATCTTCTCCTGCTGGTCGGCTGCGAGGAGCAGGGCTTCACGGAAAGAGGTCGGAACCTTGGATGCAGGAGCCGGGGCGGCTTCCAACTCCATCCAGCGGCGGACGATCTTCAGGCGCAGGTCAGAGCGGTACCCCGCCACGAGGGTGATGGTCAGGTCCTTGGGGAGATTGTAGCAGCGGTATTCTTGGCCGTTTTGCTCGTTCTTGTAGGTATGCTCAAACTTGAGCACACCCTCTCCAATGTCATTCAACATCTTTTCGATGTCGCGCGTTACATTACGATGCTCTTTTCCGGTCAGTTCCGCGATCTCGCGGGAAGACATGGTGACAGTGATGTTGGCGAGAGATGCGCTCATGCTTCTTCTCCCGTCATTATGACTGGCGTGATCGTCACAGAAAATTTGCGATCAAACAGAAGACGAAAAGTCGCAATTGTGGCATAGATGGCATCAGCCATGTCCGGGAACCTCCGGTTAGTGGTTAGGCCGGATGGGAAGGTTGTAGCTCCCGTCCGGCTGTCCATAGGTTATATAACCATTCGCTCTTGCGAGCAACAGGAGAAATGGGTTATTTCACCTATATGGCCATTAACAAAGAAACCACTGTCCAAAAGCTTATTGCTATGCCTCGTGAATTGGCAGAAAAAGTGAGCGAGTTCAGATATGATAACCGGCTTCCCTCTGAAGCTGAGGCTATTCGGCAATTGATCCAGAAAGGGTTAAATAGCAGCGAAAAAGATTAGTTGCTTCCCTTCTCCCACGGTGGGGCGCCATCAGGATACCAAACAATGTTTGGTGCATTTCTATAGAACATCCAAAAATCCCAAGGCGATGGGAATATATCTTTGGAATTATACTCCAGTCTATCTTCTACGATTGCTTCCGAAAAGAAATCTATAGTCGGACCCGGGTCATGGCCTATTTTCTGACTTAATAATTCGCGCATAGCTTCGTCTGATTTATATGACCCTAAATCTTCAAGCATGCATAAAACTCTATCAGAGTATATTTGATAGCAGGAATCCACCATATTTTTCAAACCGATCATCCCTCCTTCTCTTCTAGCTTTTTGAATATTTGCATGCGCCTGCATTACCAATGATGTTGGGATTTGCAGGGGAGCCGACCAACTTAGGTTAGTAGGTGGAGAAATATATGGATAAGGTGAGATAGTAACTGGAGCATATGTTTGTGAGGGCATATAGCCCGGAGATACAGGTTGTTGCCCATAATATTTCGGGACTGGATCCTTGGTGCCTATCTCTCCCGTAAACGGATTTACATTCCCACGAGTGCTCCAATTATTGTAAGGATTATGATCTGGATTTGTCTGGAAATGCGGCGCAACATAAGCGCCATCTTTACGAAAATGACCTATAACCGAATGGTATCCACCGGCTTGAGCGGTGTTCGTAATTAGCAATAAGACAAACAAACTGGAGATATTTTTCATTGTATCTGTCTCTTTTTTGCACCCCATAGCATGTATGCCAGTATATTTCATGTCCCGCACCATCCTTCCCGCTGAACATGATGGCCGCATCGCCTGCTTCGTAGCAGAGCGGCTGAACACGCTCTTTCATCCCCCTTTCACCCAAATGGGGATCGAGCAGGACGGCCAGATTATCGCGGGGATGATCTTTAATTCTTTCACCGGAAACGACATTCATGTTAGTGTCGCTGGCAGCAGATGGACCCGCAGGTTTCTGCGCGAAATGGGCCAGTATCTTTTCGACCAGCTGAATGTCGATCGGTTTACGGCCATCACCGAAAAACAGAACGTCGTAGATATCGTTTATCGGCTTGGTGGTCAGAAGGAAGGCGTAATCCGCAACCATTTCGGCCCCGATAGAGACGGTATCCTTCTCGGCGTTCTGCGAGATGAGTACCGTTACCGCCATGGTTCACACACCATCCGCGCCGGATCCAACGAAGACGGCACAAGCGCAGGCTGAATACAATCAGAATACGGCTGTTACTCAGCAGCTTCTGAACATGACCAATCAGGTCACGCCATATGGCACGCTGACCTATAATCAGACTGGCAACAGCACGTTCACTGGCGCGGACGGCAAGACTTACACGGTCCCACAGTTCACCCAGACGACGACGCTTAATCCAGAACAGCAGTCCACGCTGAACCAGACGCAGTCTGCAGCGAATAATATCGCCCAGACGGCCAATAGTCTCTCAAGCAGCGGTCTTTCGTCGCTTGGGCAAGCCGTAGACACGTCCGGCGCCCCTGCCCTGCAAACAAGCCTCGGCAGCGGATATAGTTCGAGCCCTGGCAACAGCTACAGCACTTCCCTCGGCAGCGGGTACACGACCAGCCTTGGATCGAACTACAACACATCTTTCGGTGGAGATGTTTCGCAGGCCTACGACGACGCCAAAAATGCCGTCATGAACCAGCTGACGCCGACGCTCGACCGCAATTCTGAGGCAACGCGTGCGCAGGAAATTGCGTCAGGTATCCGGCCCGGTTCAGCTGCTTACACCGCGAATGAGCAGAGTATCGGGGACAATTATACCCGCGCGGCCAATCAGGCGACAGAGACGGCTCAGTCCGTTCAGAACCAGCTATTTAACCAGCAACAGCAGCAGGCCGCCTATACTGACAGCGCCCTACTCAATCAGGCGCAGTTCGGTAACCAATCGGCATTGGACCAGTTCAACGCACAGAACAATGCCAGCCTGACCGGCCAGCAGTTCACGAACAGCGCCTTACTGAACAACGCGAATTTCAACAACAGCGCGAACAGTCAGTGGCTCCAGAACTATTATACTCAGCGCGATCAGCCGTTGAATGAGCTGTCTGCACTTCTGTCTGGATCTCAAGTTTCTAATGCCACGACGGGAGCGAGCAGCACGCCTACTGCCGATGTGGCAGGAGTGAATTACACTGGTCTTGTAGAGGATAATTACAATCAGCAGATGCAGAACAGCAATTCTGTTCTTTCTGGCATTGGCGGCATTGTTGGAGGCCTTGGCGGTAAAGCGCTTGAAAAATACTCTGACCGCCGCCTGAAGACAGGCATCCGCTTGCTGAAGCGCTTTGCCAATGGCCTCGGAGTGTATTCCTACCGGTACAAGAGCGCGCCCAATCAGGCCGAAACCGGCTTCATGGCAGACGAGGTTGAACGCGTGTGCCCTGCCGCTGTCTCGCGCGACCGGTATGGGTTTGCCATGGTCGATTATGATCGCGTTCTGCGGGAGGCTTTCTGATGGCTTTCTTCTGGGGCGATGGTGGCGAAGCTCTGTCGCAGAATGAACTGGAGCGACGTGGCCAGCAGGCGCAGGCACTCGCCAGTGGCGGCGCAAATCAGGAAGTCCATTCGTGGACGCAGGCGCTCTCTAACGTCGTCAACCAGTTGCTCGGCGGCTGGCAGATGCATGACTACAACGGCATGCAAAAGGAAAATGAGGACTACAACGCGAAGCTCGCCCAGAGCCTAACGGGCGGGGCTGCCCCGCAGTCCTCCCAGGTCGCTCAAGCCCTGATGGCCCAATCGCCCGTGCAGGCCCCGGCCACTCCCGACGTCGGGACCGTTGCCGCATCCCCGGTTGCGCGAGCGCTCGGCCAGAACATGGCGGTGGACGATTACACGAATCGGCTCATGAAGGCGGAGAGCGGCGGCGATCCGAGCGCAACGAACCCCGCCAGCTCGGCGCGTGGTCTATATCAGATCACGGCTCCGACGCAGGCCGGAATTGCCCGGAACCATCCCGAAGCAAACCTGCCCGCGACCGGCTCACTGACGCCGCAGCAGCAGAAGGTTGCGGCACTCCTTTTGGATCAGGATAATCGCAATGCGCTTGCGGCTCAGGGCGTGCAGCCGACGGATGCCAACGCTTATGGCGCGTGGTTCCTCGGCGCTCCCACTGCTGCCAAGGTTCTGACGGCTCCTGATAGCGCGCCGGTTTCAGCCCTCACCGGCGCGGGGGCGGTTCAGGCCAATCCGTTCCTGAAAAACATGACCGTAGGCGACTTCCGGAACTGGGCCGCGGGCAAGATCGGCTTGCCTGCTGCCCCGGCCGCGCAGCCCATCCCTGCTGCTGTTCAGCAACAGGCCGCCATGCAGGGTGCGCAGTCGACGCCTGCCATGCCACAGCATACCGGGCCAGGTATGCAGCAGCTTCTGGCAGTGATGTCTGACCCGAGGGCGAACCAGCAGACACGCGGCATCGCCTCCGCCCTGCTCCAGAATCAAATGCAGCAGGACGATCAGGCGCGGCAGATCCAACTCAAGCAGGCTGATCCGCTCTATCAGGCTCAGCTTCAGGAACATGACGCCCGAACGGCGGCGCTTCAGCAGCGTATGAATAGTTCTCCGCAGGCTGGGTATTCCATGATCCCGCCCCAGCAAGCGCAGGCCATGGGGCTCGACCCATCTAAGGCATATCAGGTCGGACCAGACGGGAAGATTGCTCAGATCGGCGCTAGTGGCGTGAACGTCACGCTGAACAATGGACCGACCACAAGCGAGTTTCAGAAGAAATCTGACGACGCCGCGGCCGAACGCCTTGGCGGCTACATTCAGGAAGGAAGCGCCGCTCCGGCTCTGATCGGGCAGCTCCAACAACTTTCCGACCTGTCCAAAAGCATCGGCACCGGCAAGGGCGCGCAGTTCCTGGCGGCTGTTGGCCCATACGCGCAGGCTCTCGGCGTCAATGTGAAGGGCCTCGACCAGACACAGGCATTCAATGCCATTGTGGACCGTATGGCCCCGTCCATGCGTCCCGTTGGTTCGGGCTCTTCGTCTGATACGGACGTTCGCATGTTCATGAACAGCCTGCCGACGCTGGCCAACACGAACGGCGGTAACCAGATCATTGCGGGCACCATGCAGGCGTTGCAGCAGAATAAGGTGCAGGCAGCCGATATTGCCAGTCAGGCGCAGCGCGGCCAGATTAGTTGGCAGGATGCCGAAACGCAGATCCGTAAGCTGCCGAACCCATATCAACAGTTCAAAAAAGCGCACCCGGATCTGACAACGGATGCTGCTGGTCAGTCGAGCGCCGCAACGCGAACCGGGCGCACCGCAACCAATCCCCGGACTGGCGCGCGCCGGTACGAATACTCAGACGGGCAATGGAGGTCGAATTAATGGCCGGTCTACCTGATGGATTTGTCATTGATACCCCTCGCAGCGGAGCGGCCCTGCCTGAGGGATTTGTTCTTGATAGGAACGGCGACAGCTCATCTGACCCCGGCCTTCTTCCGGATGACGTTGGCACATCAAATCGAGGCCTTCCGAACTTTTTAGGTGGAATAGGTCTCTCTGCTGTTCATGGTGTTCCAATTCTGGGTGGCCTTTTCGATAGTGGTATTGCAAGAATGTCGGCGCTAGCCTCGGATGGGTGGGATCACGTTGCTCCGGCCTCTATGCACTCCGACCTCCACGGAACATTGGATGAGCGGTTCGCTCAGTCGATGCAAAATATCACAGGTCAGGCCCAGCAGTTCCATCAGGCGCATCCATATGTCGATACTGCCGCGAATATAGCGGGTGGATTGGCGGCAGGTGGCGGGGCCGGAAAACTGGGGCTGACCTTGGCTGGACGCTTCGGGACCGGGACCATGACTGGCCTTCAGGGCCTAGTGGCCCGGGCAGGTATTGGCGCAGGCGAAAATGCCATTCTTGGCGCTTTGGACAGCAAGGCAAGGGGCGGCAATGCTCTGGAAGGTGCTGAACTTGGTGCCGGACTGGGTCTCGGAGGCGGCGTTACATCAGGCATCAGCAAAAGTGGCGTACTTGGCGCCCTGATGCGTGGCGCTGCTGGCGTTGGCATTGGTGCAGGCGTTGGTGCGGGCGGCGCAGCACTGAACGGCGGGGATATTGCAACAGGCGCAGCAATGGGTGCTGCGACTTCGGCAGCAGGGGAAGGCCTTGGTTTGGGTGCGCGCGGCGCAGAAGTGGCTGGACGGGCCTTTAATAGCGAAGCGGGCGATGGTCTGGCGGGGCGCGCCTTCAATGCGCGAGACGTGGCGCGAAGCAAGGTAGCCGATGCGCTTCTTGCGGAAGGGGCGACACCTGAGGATCTCCGCAAGCGTCTCAATACCGTGGGACAGCATGCAAATCTTATGGACGTTTCGCCCTCCATGGAAAACATGGGCGGCGCGATTGGTACGGAAGCGGGAGCTGGCCAGACGACGCTCAAGCGTGCACTTGAAGCGCGTGAAGCCGGGTCAGGTCAGCGCGTTGAAGATCTACTGACGGTTGCTCTTGGTCCGCGCATGGATGGCGCTGGTATCCTCGACCAGTTCCAGAACGAACGGCGACAGGCAGCAGGCCCACTCTACGAAGCTGCAATGGCAACTCCGGTGACCGATAGTGATGGGCTGCGATCTGTAATGAAGACGTCTGCCTTCAAGAAGGCTCTGCCGATTGCAGAGGAGCTGGCAAACAATGAAGGGCGCACGCTCTACAGCGCCGACCAGGAAGGCAACCGGTCTCTCGATCTGAACCGCATGACATTGCAGGATCTGCATTACGTCCAGCGCGGCATGCAGAACTACATGAGCGACGTTCGGCCCGGCTTGGGCATCAAGGACAACGAACTGTCCACCAGCGTGGGGAACGTTCGCAAGCAGCTTCTTTCCGCAATGGACGAAATGTCTCCTGAGTATCAGCAGGCACGCACTATCTATGCCGGGAATAGCGCTGTTCAAGATGCCTACAATCAGGGCATGTCCGCTTTTGATAGCAGCACGGGTGCCAATCATCTGACGCCAGAAGCTATGGAGCGAAACCTTTCAAAATACGACAATGCTTCTGAGCAACAGGCTTATCTGCTTGGCGCTCGCCAGCGCGTGTCTAACATTATGGGCGGCGCTCGAAACAACAGGCAGCGCGCTTATACTCTGCTCGGCATTGGGAACGAAAATCCCAACTTCGACAATCAGGACAAGCTTGCGGCCCTGCTCTCCTATGTGAAGCCAACAGCAACGCAGGATGAGGCTACACAAGGCATTCTGAATGAAATGCGCAGTCGCCTTGGATATGCTGCGCCTGATCGGCCGGCCATTACTCCCGATGATGTGTATGACCCTGCAACGGCCCTTTTGAATGATCGCGGTGAAAGCGTTCATCCAGATAGTGAAGAAGGTCAGCGCATCATTCAGCAGCGTATTCAGCAGGCAGAGGTCGATCGGGATGCGGAGCCGCCTGTTCCAGGACTGGCCTTTATTGCCCCGGATAAGGAACGTGGCGCGCGTGCCGTTGCGGATCTTTTAGCCGGCCTAAACTCTGAACGTCAGTTCGGGCAAACGCTGAACGCGACAGTCGGAAACTCTGCTACGGCGAAGCGTCTGGCTGGGCGAAATCTTATCGCATCCTCTGAAATTGAACTGCCGAACAGCATTCCAGCCACTATTGGCAAAGCGCTTTCAGCAGGCGCAAACGCAGTCGCGGGACCAGTTATCCGCGCTCGTGCCAATGCGGTAAATTCGGAGATCGCCAATATCCTGATCTCCCGCGATGCAAATGCCGCCCTTCGTCCAGAGCAGGCAGAACGCAACAACGTTGCACAAGCCATTATGGACCAGATGCGCGGACCAGCAGAGGGTGCTAGGATTTCGCCCGAGGATGAGGCTGAAGCGCGGCGCCTTGCGCAGCGTGCTTACCTACCGACAGACAGAGACATTATCGCCAGAGCGCTTCTGACTGCTGCGCTCACTCAGGGCAATCAAAATCAGCAGGGATCACGCTGATGCCGTACGATAGCAATGGAAACTACACGCTCCCAGCGGTTTACAAGGCGACGCCTGGTACGACGATCATGACGGAGCAGCACAATACGCCGCTCGAGGATATTCAGTCCGCGCTCAATAAAGCGTTCCTGCGAGATGGATCAGTTCCATTTTTAGCCAATGTGAATGCCAATAACTTTCGAATCACCAATATTGCCAATGGCACAAATAACGGCGATGCAGTTAACCTGTCACAATTAAATGGCCTTCTTTCGAACACGGCCCTCACTGGCAATACGAATTCACAAAATTTGACGGTTTCAGGGACCGCTATCGTCCCCGCAGTATCAGACTGGACCACATATCAGGCCGTTGGCGCGAAGGATGCTGACGGACGATATGTGGCATCAACCGTCGGTGGGACGAGCGCAGGAACAGTCCGACAGCTAACCTACAATACAGGGTTAGGTCAGATATCGGCCCAAACAGGTGACGGGACATGGCACTTCGCACAACCTGCTGGTGATTATGCGACAAATACGGCGCTGAATGCTGAAACGTCCCGCGCCGAAGCCGCAGAGGCGGCTGCAAATACTAACGCCGATGGTCGCGTATCCAAGTCGGGCGATCTCATGATAGGCGACTTGGCTACATTCAATAACCCCAAACTCACATCAGGCGAGTGGAACTACTCACCAGTTTTAAGGTCTTACACCAATACTCGCGCAGGGTTCCGTCTGTTTTCTCAGGATCAGGTTGACGGAAATGCTGCTGGCGTTCTTGCATACGACTGGGACAACACTCTTGACCAGTATTGGTGGTTTAATGCTGATGGAAGCATCGCGCAAAGTACAAAAGGAGTAGTCGCCTTTCAATCAGACCTCCCTCTGCCTACCTCGCGCCGTATTGAGGAGTTCATTGTAACCGCCTCAGATGGTGATCGAGTGAACTTTCCAAATGGGTTTTCAGATGCTTCTAACATCAATATTGTGATTACAGGACAGAGATACACTAGTTCCCCAGTTGTTGCAGCTTGGGAGAATGTTGACGCCGGTGGTTTCACTATCGGTGCACAGCGTGAGGATTATAAAGGGGCTTCGGCGGATGGGAGTCCGTGGCAATTCTGTATTCAAGCTATAGGCAATCGTTAAGTACACATAACTTCACAGGAGAACCAATACCGTGACTGATACAACATCAACGCTCCCCGTTCTGGAGCTTTTGAAGCAGCACTATCCTTCGCAATACTACGGCATTCCAAACATGTCAGGCGACTCCCTGAGCACCGCTCTGGATGTGTGGAACGCGAAATACCTCAATGGAAGCCCCGTGACATTGTCACAACTATCGGCAGCCTCCGCTCTGGTACCTTTGACTGTTACACAATTCGCGCTGGCGAAAGGTGCGCCGAACATTGGTATCACAGGCACGGCCCTGCTTTACCCGTCCCGCTTTTATGCAACCTACGATACTACGGCAGCACAGCCCACAGGTATCACGGGCTGGTTCGATACATGGACACTAAGCACGACAAAAAATCTTCCGGCCGCGTCTGACATGTTGGCTCTGACGCAGGACCAGTGGAACGACCGTGTGACAGGTCCGCAAGGTGTGAAAGACGATGATTTGGTGGACTACACACCGCCTGCGCCTGTTGTTCCTCTTGAAACACAGGCCCAGACTGAACTGGCATGGATTGCCTCGCAGGCGTCGATGGCTGCTGCGATGGGAGAGACGTTCACTGACAACATGAAGGCTTATGTGAAAGCCATTCAGGCCATCGCAGGCGGAACGGATACGACCAGCATGGCGCTGCCAGCACGTCCCGCGACGATCATGTCGTAAAGCATTGCGAGAGGCGGAATTATGAGGTATTATATTACCACAATCTTTCGTCTTCTCTCGCTTGGCAGCTAAGGCGGATTTACTTTCAAAAAAGTAGGTTCCGCATGGGCGATGCTGCCCCTTTATCGGAAGCTGACCCACTCGCTCATTTCGTGACGCGCGGCGAGTTCTCCGAGGTCCGGCAGGACGTCAAGAAGCTCGAGCGCGATATGGCTGAAGTTCAGACCATGCAGGGCACTCAGGGCGGTCAGCTCTCACAAATCCTTGCCAATCAAGACGCGCAGGACAAGAAGCTCGATAACCTGCAATCAGTCCGACAGTGGATCGGCTGGGTGCTGGTGATTGTGACAAGCACTGGCGTTGTGCAGATCACGTCGCATCTGGTTGGTGCGCGATGACCGGGCTCGATATCCGCCAACTCAAATACGACGTTGTGCGACCTACGCTCCAATCTCTCAATTTAGTGTCCGCAGCCGCAATTAACTTACTGACTGGAACGGCGTTAGCGGAGAGCCGTGCGGCCTATGTCAGGCAGGTTGGTGGCGGTCCCGCTCTTGGGCTGTGGCAGATGGAGCCTACAACTCATGATGACTGCTGGAAGAATTTTCTCAACTTTCCTGAGCAATCTCATCTTGCGGCCATATGCACTCGCATGCTCGCTCCTGATCTATCTGCGGATGCGCAATTAAAAACAAACCTGCGCTACGCCTGTGCGATGGCGCGCATCCGGTTTTACCGCGCGCCCGAGACGCTGCCGGGAGCAACCGATGCGGCGGGGCTGAGTGCGTATCACAAGGCGTATTACAACACCTCGCTCGGCGCAGCTGATGCCGCCGCGAATGTCGCCTTCTTTGCGGAGGCCATCGCAGCGTGAGCAAGCTCATCGACTGGGCGCGTGAGCCCACAACCCTTCAAGGCTTCGGACTGCTGACAGGCGCAATGGTCGCCTCGTGGTTCGGAATGGACACGGGCATATCGGGCGTTATGGCAGCAGCAGCCATCCCTTTGCTCGTTCCTCAGAAGCCTGAATTGCAGCGCGCCGCCTCTGTCGTTGCAGGCGCTGCAATTACCGAGATCGGACGGCACGCGCTCTTTGCGAAGCCATCCGCCACTGCAAGCACGGACGAGCCTAAAGCGCCGACGTAACTGCGGGACACCCAAGCCCATCTAGGAGCAAGCCCCATGCCTATTTCTGACCTCGTAACCTCTGGTGAAAACCTTTTCTCTGCCATTTCCGGCGACCAGGTTTCCGACAAGGTGAAGTCCAACATTTCTGACGGCACTGCGATTGTGGCCCTAGGTCTTTCCATTCTCCAGCGTAATACGACCTTCAATGTTGATGGCGTTGTTACCGGCGCAACGCAGACGCTGAACGGACTGACAGCGACGATCACGGCAGTAAAGACGCCCGTTGCCAGCTCGGCTGTCACGCATGCGATCGCTGGCGGCGCATAATCTTTGATGTTGCTCTGGGGGTGGTGGCGCTCGTCGTCATCGCCCTCGGGCTTCTCGTCTGGTCTGCCAGCCGTCCTAGGGAAATAAACGAAGCTCGGCTGCACCGCGAAATCTGACACTGAACATGTATAAGGAAACCTTACGATGCCGGTGACTGCCAACGAATTAGCTTCTTTGGGAATTTCTCCCCCAGCGGCTGCCTTTCTTGTCTCAGCCATCAACTCCTCTGGAGCTGTCGTATCGGTCAATGGAAAGACGGGCGTGGTTACGCTTGCCGCTAAGGACGTCGGAGCGCTGGAGGCAGTTCCTGTCGCTTCTCAAACTGCAATTGGTGGCGTGAAAATGTCTCCTAATCAGGCTAATGTTGGCGCTTCGACGGCGACGGATATCGCAGGAGTGGTGTCAGACCTCAATGCTTTCGTCACCAAATATAACGGGCTCCTTTCTGCTTTTCAGGCTGCTGGCCTGATTGCCGCTTCGTGAGCACTTACGTCATCATCGGCGGGGGCGTCATTATTCTCGCCTTTGTTGCGTGGCTGATCTGGTTTTCGTACCGGGCTGGAAAGAACAACGCATCCGTCACAACGGCTCAAGCCGCGACTGATAGCGCAACAGCAATCACCGAAAAGGCCGAAGCGATGGCGCAGGCTCAGGCGGATAAGCCCGCGACTGAGGATGCCGTTCTGGCGCGGCTTGATGGAGGAACGGCATGAGGTGGATTGTCCTGGCTCTCGCCCTCACCGGCTGCACATCCGTGCGCTATGTTCCCTGCCCCACGCTGGTGACGTACTCGAAAGCCGATCAGACGGCGCTTGCTACGGAGATCAAGGCGCATCCACAGCCCCAGACTGTGCGCTGGATCGAGGATTACATCGGCCTGCGCGATCAGGTGCGGGCGTGCTCAATGGCGAAGTGATCCTGTGAATTCGATGGAAGAGCGCGGAATCGAATTGAAGCAATTTCTTTTGGGGGCGCCACTGGGGGCGCTTTTCCAAAGATATTGAGAAATATACGTTTATTAACAATAAGATAAAAGATCAGATCGACCGCCACTCTCTCCGCCAGTAACTCATTGAAAAATAACAGAAATTCATGCTCTCAGTTTTAAGAGAGCGGGACTTCTCCAAAAACCTTCTCCATTCTGGAGAAGCAGATGCTTCGGCTTGTCGGCAGTCACTATCATTTTCGCAGGGTCGTCCCTGCCCTATTGCGTGGTATCGTAGGAAAGCGAGAACTA